AACTCGCGTCGTGGCACCATGTCAATGAACATGTCGAAGCGCCTGACAAAAGCCTCGGGAATCGCAATGGACGGGCTGTAGTACTGGTAAAGGTTGGTTGTGCAAAACACCATAGGTGAATTAAACACAACCTTGCCCTTCCTGGATAACTCAGCAGCATCCATGCGGCAAGGAGCAACGTTGCCCCAACGAATGATCTGCTGCATATCATCGTTTTGACCCTTTTGAGTCAGGAACTGACCCATATCGTCCACGATGACACAATGCTGACCATTGTAACCGTTGGCGAAACCCTCTTCTGGCAAATACAAGTATGTATGTGCAGAAGGGTTCTTGGCGAACTCAGCTCGCTCGTGCTCTGGCAAGCACTCCAACAACACCTGCTCAATGAAAGCACGTGCAATGTAAGACTTGCCAACACCAGAGCTGCCACGCAGGCACACAATCAGCGGAACCTGACGCTCATTGGATCCAAATCCAATGCTGGTGTAATGAGCTTCCATCTTCTCAAGCAACTTCATGCAAAAGTTGCGATAATAAGCCATACCAGCAGTGAGACCTTCGTCCTTCTTGGACAACATAGCACCCTCCTTGAGCAAGGTATCCACTAGGCGAGCACTCGCGATATCATCGGAGAGCTCACCTTCCCTGTACTTGTCGTACAGGTCGGTAACACGAACACCCCAGTTGTCCAAATCCTTGGTTGTGGAAAAGAACTCTGAAGTGTTTGCACCTGTGATTGCATCAAACGCACGGGACAACAACTTGAGGATATTGCAAATCAAATCCTTCAAGTTCTGCCCTGCACGCTGTTGTGTCTGCATAAACTTGAGCTTACCAAGCCATGACTTTGGCAGGATGTAGCCGCTCAAAGCCGTAAACGAGGCACCCAACAGACCAGAAAAAGCTTCTGTGATAGATGCCCAACTGGACTGTGGGAAAACCCTGTCTACGTCCACACCACGGGCTGCAAAATATGCCTTCATCTCCTCCCGCTCTTTTGCAGGGAGGTCCTTGACACAGTCCATAGTGCGATGCATTTCACGCATTTCGCCATTCTTGGCCATAATAGCCAAGGTTTCCTTGACGAATGCCCAACAGCCAAACAATGTTCCAACTGTCAGGATCATGTGCATCATACCCTTCAGCCACGTTGGTGTGTGAGACTCAACAAACTTCTTCAAGTAAACACCAGTAACAACAAGCAACAACATACGAATCGTACGGTTTACTTGTTCATTCCCCATAGAGAGGATGTGATTCAAAGTAACCTTGTTGCCGTTAGCAATGTCCTTGAAACGCTCCATAATGTTCCGAGCCAAATTCTGGGCCCAAGTTTGGGTCTCTTCATCAGTTCCCACGCGAACCTTCCGTTGAAAAGACCCTCATAATCGAACAGAGCGTTCATCGGATTCTTACTCTCTTGCGCTCGGGCACGTCGCTCTGCAATCATGCGAAGACGCTCCTCACGCGTACTCTTTGGAGCAAGAGGAAACTTGTGTTTGGGTGTGCGGAACTTCGACTTATCAATGTTCACAACACCCTCACAATGTCTCGCTTGCTGTGCAATCGAAACAGGATCACGCTCCTTCTTCAAAGGCGCGTCACGCTGCTTCTTTGCACGCGAATAAGTCTTGCGGCGGATCTGTAATGGCGCTGGTGCGCCAAGCTCAATGGCTTC